AAATCGTTAGTTTGTCAAATCCTTTAATGACCGAAGAAGCAAAAAAAGAAGTAGAACTTTATTATTCAGAAGATATGGACCCTGACGGTAGGGGATATAAGAATCTGATGAAAATGATGATTGAAGATGGATTCTTCAAGTACCTACCAAAACAAGACGATGCGTGGGTAGAATTCCTTCAACCAATTATGAAACTAACAAGAAAAGAAAAAAAACGATACAATAACAACAATTAATTATGAAAGAAACACAAGATTTAACGAAAATGGAGTTTTTAATTAAACTCAACGACAACATCGTCGTTCAAAGGTTTTTCAATGTTAAGGGTTACAATGAGACTGCAAAACACAGTTTAGAACTTCATGATTACATGAAGAACATTGCCGACTACATGGAAAGATATTTGAAAGACAAAAGTTTGGACTACATGGCGGAAAACGCAGAGTTGATTATGAATGACCCTTCAGTCATGAATACATCAAAAACTGATGGACCTGAATGGTTTTACCTATACATCAAGATGGGGGAACAGACAATTTGTCACAGGGGTTTTGACGCCAAGGTATACCCACCAAAGGCTAGATACACCGTAGACATACGACCAGAGATAAAAACTATCTTGAAGTCGTTGACTGACATTTTTTCAGGTGAAAATTTTTCTACAACATATATGAATTATCAACTCGCTTGATAGTATTTATCAACACAAGTCAAAATAAAAACAAGTATGTCAAGCGAGAAAAATTTCGGATATTTAGGAAACACATTTCAAATTCAACTTATTAATCAACTAATCGTCAACAGAGATTTCGCTCGTGCGATTATTGATGTGTTGGATTCAAAATACTTTGACAACCAATACTTTAAAATCATTACTCAAATGATTAAGGAGTATTATATCAAGTATGAAAGTGTTCCTACTTTTGAAACTTTAGACCAATTGACTCGTTCTGAGATTAGTTCTGACAGTGCAAGAAAAATCGTTCTTGACACATTAACCCAAATTCGTGATGTAAGTTTTGATGGTCACCAATTCGTAATTGAAAAGGCACTTAAGTTCTGTAAACAACAAGAACTTCAAAAAGTGATGACCAAAGCTCAAAAGATTATTGACAAAGGAGACTTTGAAAGTTATGACCAATTAGAAGAGATGGTTAACAAAGCTCTTCAGGTTGGTGAAATTGACGAAGCTGAACACGATGTATTCACAAATTTGGACCAAGTGTTAGATGAAGATTATAGACACCCAATCCCAATGGGAATTGCAGGTATTGATAATCTATTGAAAGGTGGATTGGCAAAAGGCGAATTGGGTGTAATCTTAGCACCAACAGGTGTTGGTAAAACAACAGTACTAACAAAAATTTGTAACCACGCATTTAATTTAGGTTACAATGTTCTTCAGATATTCTTTGAAGACAACCCAAAAATTATCCAAAGAAAACACTTCACACTTTGGACAGGAATTGCTCCTGATGAACTTTCATTCCACAAAGATGTTGTTATGGAAAAAGTTAGAGATATTAAAGAAAATACAACAAACAAGTTGATTTTGAAAAAATACGCTTCTGATACTTTAACAATGAATCAAATTAAAAATCAAATTAGAAAGATGATTGCGGAAGGAACAAAAATTGATATGATTAGTTTAGATTATATTGACTGTGTTGTTCCTGACAAAAACTTAGGGGATGAATGGAAAAGTGAAGGTTCCGTGATGAGAGGATTTGAAGCGATGTGTCACGAATTGGACGTAGCAGGATGGACTGCAACTCAAGGAAATAGAAGTTCAATATCATCAGATGTTGTTACTACTGACCAAATGGGTGGTTCAATTAAAAAGGCACAAGTAGGACACGTTATCATAACAGTTGCAAAGAGTTTACAACAAAAAGAAATGAAACTCGCAACAATAGCTATTACCAAATCAAGAATTGGACGAGATGGTGTCGTGTTTGAAAATTGTAAATTTGACAATGAACTCATGGAAATTGATACAGAAAGTTCAGTAACTTTCTTGGGTCTTGAAGAACAAAAAGAAGAACGAAATAGGAACAGAGTCAATGAACTATTGGCAAAAAGAAAACAACAACAAACAATTAATTAAAATTTAAACAAGAAGAAAACAAAAAAATGGACGCATCACAAAAGATATTGTCAGACCTCACGGTGTATATGAAATACGCTAAATTCTTACCTGATGTAAACAGGAGGGAAACGTGGGAAGAGTTAGTAACAAGAAACATGAACATGCACATCAAAAAATACCCACAACTAGCTGGTGAAATTTTGGAAGTGTACAAATATGTTTATGATAAAAAAGTTTTACCATCAATGCGCTCAATGCAGTTTGGTGGTAAACCAATTGAAATTTCACCAAACAGAATTTACAACTGTGCTTATTTACCGATTGACCACTTAGACGCATTTGCTGAAAGTATGTTCTTATTGTTAGGTGGAACAGGTGTTGGTTATTCAGTACAGAAACATCACGTAGAAAAACTACCTGAAATTAGAAAACCTAACACAAATAGAACAAGAAGATTCTTAGTTGGTGATTCAATTGAAGGTTGGGCAGACGCAATCAAAGTATTAATGAAATCTTATTTTGGTGAAAATTTATCAACACCTGAATTTGATTTTTCAGATATTAGACCAAAAGGTGCCCAACTTGTAACATCAGGTGGTAAAGCACCAGGACCACAACCTTTGAAAGATTGTCTTCACAAATTAAAAGGTATGTTGGACGCAAAAGAAGATGGTGATAAAATGACACCAATTGAAGTTCACGATATGGTATGTCACATTGCTGACGCAGTTCTTGCCGGAGGAATCCGAAGGGCGGCACTCATTTCCTTATTTAGTGCTGATGACCAAGAAATGATTTCTTGTAAGTCAGGTACATGGTGGGAAACAAACCCACAAAGAGGTAGAGCAAACAATTCTGCAGCATTGGTTAGACACAAAATCACAAAAGAATTTTTCTTAGATTTGTGGAAACGTGTTGAAGCTTCAGGAGCTGGTGAACCTGGCATCTATTTTACAAATGATAAAGATTGGGGAACTAATCCATGTTGTGAAATTGCATTGAGACCAAACCAATTCTGTAACTTATGTGAGGTAAATGTTTCTGACATTGAATCACAAGAAGATTTGAACAACCGTGTTAAAGCTGCGGCGTTCATCGGAACACTTCAAGCAGGATATACTGATTTCCATTACTTGAGAGATGTATGGAAACGTACAACTGAAAAAGAAGCATTGATTGGAGTATCTATGACAGGTATTGGTTCGGGTGTTGTATTAGGTTATAACATGAAAGAAGCTGCTAAACTTGTTAAAGAAGAAAATGCAAGAGTTGCTGAGTTGATTGGTATTAACAAATCAGCTCGTACAACTACTGTAAAACCAGCAGGAACTACATCTTTGACATTGGGAACATCTTCAGGTATCCATGCATGGCACAACGACTATTATGTTCGTAGAGTTCGTGTAGGTAAGAACGAAGCTATTTACCAACACTTAGCGATGTATCACCCTGAGTTGGTTGAAGATGAATATTTTAGACCACATGATACTGCGGTTATTTCAGTTCCACAAAAAGCACCTGAAGGAGCAATTTTAAGAACAGAGTCACCTTTCCAATTATTGGACCGTGTTAAGAAAATTACACAAGAATGGGTTAGACCTGGTCACAGAACTGGTTCAAACACACACAACGTATCTGCAACAATCAGTTTGAAAAACGAAGATTGGGAATTGGCAGGTGAGTGGATGTGGGAAAATCGTGACTTCTATAATGGTTTGTCAGTTTTACCTCATGATGGTGGCAGTTATATCCAAGCACCGTTTGAGGATTGTACTAAAGAAGAATATGAAAGATTATTCTCTAAACTACAGTCAATTGACTTATCAAAAGTTGTTGAATTACAAGACAACACAGATTTGAGTGGTGAATTGGCTTGTGTTGGTGGAGCTTGTGAAATCAAGTAATCAAAATAAAACTATGAATAATTCGGAAGGGGGAAGTCAAAAACTTCTCCCTTCTGATTTTTATATTAAAAATGGAATTTATGTGTTTACAAAAGAGTTTCATTTAAGGAGGGGTAGTTGTTGTGGTAATGGTTGTAGACATTGTCCTTTTTTTCCTGCTCACAAAAAAGGAAATACAACTATATTTATAGACAATGGCTAATGGTGTAACTTATGGTATTAATTTTCCTTTTAATGATTCGTTAAAAGGGGATTACCTTTCTTTGTCTCAAAATCCTGACCAAGAAATAAGAAGTAATTTAATTCATTTGATTTTAACCCGAAAAGGTAGTAGATATTATTTACCTGATTTCGGTACTAAAATTTATGAATTTATTTTTGAACCATTAGATGGTGTCACGTTTGAGTCAATTAAAGATGATATCAGAGATAATGTTAGTAAGTATATTCCTAATTTAATTATTAATGATATTATTGTTTTACCATATGATGAGTATGAATCAGTTGGTACTTTAAACACAGAAAATTTAGGAAATGGTGTTTATAGAGTTGCCGGTAGAAACACTTCAGAGTATACGGCTAAAATGAGAATTGATTATACAATTAGCGATAACGCATTTCAAACAAAAGATTTTGTAATTATAAATATTTAACATAAATGGCTGAGAAAAGAATATCCTATACCGTCCGAGATTT